CGGAGGTGATGTCCCTTGCTTCATTCAGCAGGCTCTGGCGCTGTTTTTCTGCCAGCCGCAAATAATCAACAGGAACAGGAAGAACTTCGCCGTTTTTATAATACCAGCAGGCTTCAATGCCAAAGCCTTCCGGCAGTTCATCCACTTCCACAATGGTAAAACCAACGGGATAAAGACGGGATACGTCTTCCGCCATCGAATAAATCACGCCGGTTTCAGGATGCGTGCACAGCTTGTATTTCTTCGTGAATTTATCCAGGGATTCATAAAAGTCCTGCCCGTCTTCACTGCGGAAATACTGAATGCCTTCACCATAAGGCATACCTTCAGGGTAATAACGCGTAACATTTCTGAGTTCCATTATTTTCTCCTTAATTAACCGGATACAGAGCGCCATGCGCCATTGATATAAATCTGAGCCTGTTTGTAATACACACCACCGATATTGTCTGCTGTATTTTTTCCCGTATCCTGAACATAAATGCCTGACAACTGGCAGCCAGAAGGTGCGCGAAACCTCCAGGTAATTGTGGTACTGCCCGGGTTGTAAAACACCTCATTGGTGTACTGGAAATTACGCACAGCGCCGGGCTCGGTGGTGTTGATGGTGATATCGCGGGTGCCATCAAACAGCACATTGTTAATCCTGCGGGCAGTCTGGAGTCTGGTTGCTGAGACCGCATTACCGTTTGCGGGGAGTGCCCCCACGTCCGATGCTGTTGGTTTGTTTCTGGTATTGTACTCACGTCGCCATCCGGGAGAGTAGGCGTCTCCGTGGTTGATGTAGGTGAACTGTGAGCTTGTCGTGCCGTTCGTGGCCGTTGTTGGTGTGGTCACCCTGATGGTCATGGCTGATTTGACGCCCATTACCTCAACAACTGCACCGGCCAACTGAATATTGCCGCAGCCGGTATCGGTGATGATTTTATTGCCCGCATAAGCCCAGGAGCCTTTGCACATCCAGTAAGAATGGTTAAATGCTCCCTGTGAATCCAGCCAGTCAATAAACTGCGCCGTCGTCCAGGCTCCACTGTCGCCACCAATACTTACAGAACCACTGAAAGCACGGCCTGCTCCGATGTCTTTAACAAAATCGCTGGCGCTGTTTTTTCCGAGAATACCGCGAACAAAAGCACTGAGCGGCGTTAATGCCATTGTGTCTTTGCCGGTAAAATAAGGGAATGTATTATTCTGACCGGTTAATCCGGCAATAGCTCCGGCTGAACCACTGTTCGTAATAAACAGTTTTTTCAGCGCTGTCATAATCTGGTCGGTTGTGTTTTTATCCGGTTTGATATTTGCCTGCCGGAGTATTTCCAGTAATTCAGACTGAATAATATTAAACCAGTCCGGCCCCGGATACGTGGGCGGAATACCGTTCCCGCCTTCGGTGAAATAAAGCGTTGTTTTGCTTAATTCAGCCGCGACAGGTGGCATTACCGGCACACCCGTCGGGTTATCCACATAAAACATAAATTATTCTCCGGTGTAATAATATTCATATTCCGTGCCCGCCAGCCGGTAATGCTTCAGCAGGCATTCCAGCTCACGGGTGCGTTCGCTGATTAATGGTGTCATGACGCCATCAATACAGGTAAACCGCCCGGCATCTTTACCCGGGACGTTCACTTTCAGCATCCAGCGATACCGCGCCGGATGCAGCGGATACATGCAGTCGCGCAGACAGTGGTGCGGCAGAACGGCTGTCACCTTAATGGTGAAGCCCAGCGCCGCTGCTGCGGCTTCAGTCTGCCAGGTTGCCAGCCCGCCCCTGCGACGGTATTTCTCCACCACGGCACGGCGGCGGGCTTCCCTGGTGGTGGGGGCAATTCCGCATTCCGGCAGCGCCAGATACTGCTCCCACTCCGGCAGCAGCCGGAGCGTGGTTTCCGGTCGCATCTCCACATGCAGACGCGAGGCGTCGTATTCAGTGCGGTTTAAACGTTCTGCAAGCGCCCTTAAAAAGCGGTTTAAATCCGCGTCGTTATCACGCGGCCATGCCTTACCCCGTGGCATGACCTGTTGCAGTGCGGCCAGCCATTCCGTCACGCTGTGAGCCATGTCACCTCCCCGATGGTGATAAGCTCATCCACATCACTGGTGGTGTCCTCCCCGATGTTAAGGAAGTAATCCGTGATGCCGGACGTCATACCGATGGCCGTGCGCAGCGAGGACACCGGCAGCGTCTGACCGGGTGCCAGTGTCTTCTGTAACGCGGTCAGGTTTGCCCGGACGGCGCTCCTGTTCGCCAGGCTGTCCGGTGTCAGACGGATGGATATGCTGACTTTCTTCAGCCTGACCTGTACCGGCCAGACCTCAATGCCGCCCGGTTTACCCACCATCACGCCCGTGGCCGGGTGTTTGTGGCAGAACAGATACTGCTCCATTGTCTTCAGGTCTTCGCGGGTTGGCACGATGTTTTCCCGGTCATCATAAAGCCATGCCAGCCCGACCGTGCCGGGGCCGTGCCATGCATCCCACGCCCACGCGCGGCTGACGCCCGGCACTTCACGCGCCCATATCACGTAGTCATGCAACGCGCCGCCTGTCGGTGGATTGCGGCGCACATACAGCAGACGGTCCAGCAGCGCTGCGATGGATTCAGTGTCTGCGCCACCGGTGATGCCACCTTCAGCCACCGCGCCTGTGCTGGCCGTTCCGGGCAGCGGGGACAGCAGGGTGAGTACGGCACCGGCAGCAAGATTGCCCTCCACACCGGCTTCTTCAGCCTGCACGATGACGGTGACCTCGCCGTCCTGCACCTCGCCGGACGTGAGTACCTGATACACCTGGTTCGTGTCGGACTGCATCCGGGTTTCTGCCGGAAGGGGGGACTGACTGGTGAAGGTCACCCGCCCGCTGGCAAAGGTGGCCTGCTTGCGGATAACGCCTTCATACTTTGCTGTTTTGATAATGGTTTCATCATCAGACGTGGTGGACGGGATTATCTGGTCCTTAATCCAGCTCTGATGGTCGTATAAATCCCGGACCTGACTGCTGAATGACACGTTCAGCGCCTGCTCAACACTGACAGGCGGCAGCTTTTGCAGGCCGAGTTCATACGCAATATCTTTTTCGCCGTCGGCAATCAGTTTGCCCAGCGTGGGGATTTCATACGGCATTAATGGTGGCCTCCCATCGACGGGTGATTTCGATTCTGAGTGTGGTTTTGTCCGGGCGGGTTATGCAAACAGCAACCAAACCATCAAACAAGGCCTCAAAAGCTAATGAGTTAATGAAAATAATGGATTCTCTAAGCGAACAAGAAAAAGAGATCGTGATCCATACGCTCAAACGAAAAGGTGTTGAAAAGTTGCTCGAATTTTGCAGCCAAGAAAACCAAGAGTTGATTAGTTTAACGGGTATTCGAAGATTAGCTGCTTTAAGCCTAAATAACCTGTCAGAACAAAAGGTTAGAGAGATTTTGGCGGGAAATGAAGCTGAGGCCGATCTCATCCAACTAACCAACAAGGCAGTTAGCATAGCTGTGCTTAACTTACTTGGTCCATTTCTACAACTTCTGATAAGCTAGTTTTAAAAGCCTTTAAAAGGTCAAAATAAACAAGACGCTTTATCTTGAATGTTTTATTGTTCTGAACAAACTAAACGGCCCTTGCCCATTTTATCTTGAATACAACTAGTAGCTAAGTTATTGAATCCAATCAAATCCCGTCTTTTTTAATCTCTTCCCGGTTATCTTGAATAAATTACCTAGTCATAGTCACTTAATCTTGATGTCGCGTTACTGGATATTAATGATGTTGGGGGGCTGGCTGATTTTGTGGTGGAGTGGATGCAAAATCAGGACGGATAAGCAAGAGTAGGCTGGATCAGACGCAGCCAGCGTCGCATCCGACCTTTTTCTGCACCAGCGCAAAAAGGCCCAGTCTTCCGACCGGGCCTTCTGCTTAATTTGAT